TGTCCCTGACGCTGTCCCTGACGCTGTCCCAGACGCTGGCACTGACGCTGGCCCCGACGCTGGCCCAGACGCTGGCACTGACGCTGTCCCCGACGCTGGCCCAGACGCTGGCACTGACGCTGTCCCAGACGCTGGCACTGACGCTGTCACTGACGCTGGCACTGACGCTCTGGCCGATCTCGGTCGCAAGCCGCTTATCAACGACAACCGCGCGCGTCAATCCTTGCGACAACGGCGATCCACACCAAACGATTTTCTTCGGCGGAGAAAGTCCGGCAGCCGCGTATGATTCGATAATCGCGCGCTCGGCCGCAACTCGGTCGGCCGGTGCGGTTGACAGGCCGATGTCGTTCCACTTGCGCACGAACTCTGGAAATTGCGCGATTTGCGCGTCGGTTAGTTTGTCGATGCGTTTCATCTCATCCTCGCAAATTGACCAGCAACCAAGGACCAGGCAAGGGGGTTGGTGAACAATCCGAATCCTTGGCTGCTGATCGAGTGGCTAACCTTCGCTGCCTGGTTCGCGCGCTTCGTCGACGACCTCGCCGGTGTTCGCGTCGTGCTCGGGTTCATCATCAGCCGCCCCATCCGGAGCACCCACAACGCGCACAGCGTCAACCTCTTTGCCGCCGAACTGCACGAGCCGTCCGGCGATGGTCACTGCCTTGCCTATCCAGCCCGTAACCTCGGGTCCGTGGATGGCGGCGATTGCGCGCGCGTTCGTGATATTTAGGACCCACGCCTTGTCCTTGCCGCGCAGGTGCACGATCGGCTTCTTTTCCTTCTTGCCGCCGCGCATCTGCAACTCGCCGCGCGGGTCGATGCTCTCAATCACCACGGTCACGGTCTTGCCCCGCAGGTCCGCCGCTTTCAGGTACTTACTAGGAAACAGCAAGTCGACATGATTGTAGTCAGCTAGCTTTGATTCCTTCGCCATAACTCACTCCTCACCGAACAGCGCGACGCCGTTCATGGTTAATTGCTCTTCTTCAGCCTCGGGCGTCGCCCATGCTGGAAGGTGCAAGGTTATCTCCTCGCTCGGTGCAATGCCGGGCCACGTATTTGTGCGCCGGCATTCGAGTAACGTTTCGAGCGCTGCGCGGTATTGGTCGCGCCCGAGGTTGATCACGTCGTCGGGCAGGTCGTAGACCACAACGTCAAACGGCTCGACGTTCTGTGCTGCGATGATTTTCACCGGCAACGCTTCGCCTGTCGCAGCCAAGGCCGCGTCGTAGTAAAATCCCATTTGCAGCGCGTAGGCCAGGCGAGCCGCGTCGCTTGAGAATCTGCCGGGCGCCGGATTGCGCGTGGTCTTGATGTCGACAAGGCAGCTGCCGAGCAGGTCGAACCGGCTCTTGCATTTGACATCGCCAATGGACCACTGCACGGTGACCTCCGGCTTGCACGACGCCAGAAGCTTGCTCGCCACGGCGTGGTTGCGGACTGAATTGCGCACGGCAAGAGCCGTGTTGTACTGCGCCTCGGTGAGCAGCGTGCGGCCGGTGTTCGCCTCGGCAAACGCCTTGTGCACTTTCGTTCCGCGACGTCCGTCCTTGGCGCGCCATACCGCGTGATCGAGCGCGAACCTGTCGGGCTCAAGGATCGAGGTGTGCGTTGCCCGGCCCACGCGCATGGCATCTCTGTCGACGCGCGGCAGCTGGCGCTTGCGATGGTAGAGCAGCGGCGACACGAGCACGTCCTTGAGGCCAGTCGCGTGCTCGCCGTCCAGGGTGATGTACTCCTCAAACGGCAAGTCATAGACCAGTGAGCCGCTCGACCGCCCGGCAGGAGGTACATATACGGTTTGCTGACCCGACGCAGAATGCGCCGTGCCGACAGGCCCGACCGGGCGATCGAATTGTTGCACGCTCATCACATCACCAACACAATCAGCGCCGCGAACACGCACAGCGCCGTGATAAACGCCTCTCGCCAGAATTTCCGCCGGCGCCATTGTGCGACTCGGCGCTCGTACTCGCAGAGCATGCGGTCGCGGTGGGCGTCATATTCGCGGCGGGTGTATTGGGAGTGGGCTAACATCTAAATTCTCCACCCGTCTGGCGCCATGACGAAGCCACCTAGGTTTCGCTGATAGATGTCGGTGATGCGCGACAGCGTTGAGCCGCACGAGCAGTTGCGTTGCCGCAGCTTGTACGCTGGGTCCGTGCGCGGGTTGCTCCCGGCCGGCACTAGCATGTCGCAGTCGGCTTCGGTCTTGGCGCCGCTTGGCCATGGGAGGGCGTCAAATGCTTGCTCGTCCCACTGGGATTTGCATTTGTGACAGGTGACGGTGCTACTCATTTGCCACCCACCATCGCGCTGATTTCCGCGAGCTTCGCATCAAGGTCGCCAAACGACGGCTGAGCCAGCGACTCGACCACCCGCTGTATCGGCTTCGCGAGCCGCGGCTGCGCATCAATCATCGCCTGCACCAGCTCCGTGCCGTGCTCACCGTCAAGCGCCGCGTGCAGCATGTCGGCTGCCGTGTTGTCGTAGTCGCTCGTTAGCCCGACGACCCGCTCGGCTAGCACCGGGGCGAGGCAACGGGCGCACAGGCCGGTGAAGCGGTCTACCTGCTCGTTATAGCCGTGGTCTTCGTAATCGGGGCAGTTGGGGCCTTTTAGGCAGAGTGGGCGGTCTGGCTGGTGCGTAAACATGGGGTCCTCCTGAGCTTGATTAGCTACAGGAGGATATTAACGCACCGTTATTTTTTGGTCAAGAGAAAAAATAACGCCATGTTATTTTTATTTTGGGTCGCCAGCGCCGCCCTAGCGACCGCCAGGTTGCTGCTCTCCGACCCTGTGTCCTCGACAAACACGCGGTCATCAAGGAGTGCCCACGGCACGCCACCGAGGGAGTCGCACACAAGTACGCCAATTCGCCCCAGCCCCATGGAGCGGCAGATACGCCCCATGGGACGTTTTGGCAATAGCCCTACTAGAATTATTCCTTGCAAACCACGGATAGACTAGAAGGTGTAAGCGACGCACTGGCTGGGGTTCATGGTCCAGGCAAGGGATCCACCTGCCGCCTCGGCGTCGTGGTAAACGATTGTGGTCACGAGTGTCGTACGGTTGAGCGTGAGAGCCCACCACCCGCCGGTGGCGGTGCCGAGCTCGTCTCGTGTGATGGTTACAAGGGCCGCGGCCGCCCCGTTCTGGCCAGCAGCGTAATAGGCCACACCGCCAGTGCCCCAGATCGCGTCACTTATGGTGCCGTCCGCGAACACGTCCCCGGCTGCGGTGACCGCAACGTGGTAGAAAAACGAGAGCGTCGTATCCTCGAGTACGCCAGTACACCCAATCGACGCCACTATGCGGTTATCGGTCCCGTCTACGCCGTCCTTTCCATCTACGCCGTCCTTTCCGTCTGCCCCTGGTTCGTTCTCCGTCCCGCACCCAACGACACCAACAAGAACCATTGCCAAGAAACGCATTCGCCCCCCCTTTTTTGTGGTTATTTATCGCCCTCAGATAGGCGCATCGCCTGCAAGACAAGTATCCAACTGGCGATAGTGGGGTTTGATGGCAGGGTGACGCGCCTGAGCGCCGCGATCTCGTGCGGCTGCACCTTGTGCGCCTCCCCCTGCAGCCTGAGGAAATCCGCAAGTGCGGCGGGCATGGGTTCGTCACCGTCGCGGTACATCTCGTGGAGCGGGGCGCCGAGGGCGTTGGCTATCTTTAGGACAGTGTCACCCCTGGGAACGCGCCCTGGGGGTGGTACTTCGATCATCCCGATGTTCGAATAATCAGAAAACTCGGCTAGCTGCTCCTGGGTCCATCCCCGGGATTCGCGCATGCGCCGAGTGTTGTTGCCCACAATGACGGCCACGGGGTGCGCCTTCTTCTCTCCCATGCCGTGAGAATAGCTATCTAACGCCACGTTAACCTTACACGGCCCGTTAAAAAATGATTGACTGATTTATAACGGTGCGTTATTTTACACGCATGCGCAAGCTGCCGGCCATAGCCATCAACCTCAGGGCGTACAGAAAAGCCCGTGGTTTGACCCAAAAAAGGCTAGCCGCCCTCGCCAAGTGCTCATCGGTAGGGATGATTGAGTCTGGCAGGCGCAAGGCTGCTCGATATGAGTCCTTGGCGGCTTACGCAAGGGTGCTCAAGTGCACGGTGGCCGACCTGTACGCCGCCCCCTCCCGCCCAGGTGCTGCGCAGTGAGCCACTCGCCACCCCGTGAAAACGGTCACGAGGCTAGAAACCTCGCCCGGTCAAAGCGCTGGGAGAGCCAGCAATCCGTTAAACGACCATCGAAGCCCTGGTTAGTGGTCGGCCCCGCGCGAAGTCGGGGGCGCGGAAACGGCCAGCGGGGTGGCGAACTATGATCGCCCACCTCTTCGCCCTCTGCCTAACCGTACTCGGCTGTTTGGTGCTGTGGGCGGTGACACGATGAACGCGCCCCTGTGGGATTTGCGCCTCGGCCGCTGGCAGGATGCGCTTGCGGATGTCGGGATGGTGGATGCGGTGATTACGGATCCGCCGTATTCTCCGCGCGTCCATGAAGGGCAGCGCACCGGGACAGAGACGGCCAAGGCCACAATCCACTACGAGCCCCTGTCCGAGCAGCTTGCCCACGAGTTTGCCGCGCACTGGGCGCCCCGCGTTCGATGGTGGGCGGTGGTTTTCTCCGATCACCTCGGGTCTCGATGGTGGGAGGCCGCGTGGGAAAGCCAGGGCTGGTATGTGTTTTCACCGGTTGTGTGGCTGCGAGCCAACGCCACGCCGCGCGTTTCCGGCGACGGCCCGACATCGGCTGTTGACTACATAACAATCGCAAGACCACGCCACCGGATGCCATCCGCCCGAATGGGCTCTAGACGCGGCGCCTATTCGGTTGACGTGGGGCCATGGACCATCGTGCATCCCGGAGGAAAGCCCGTGGACGGCATGCGTGCCCTGATCAGGGACTACACGCTCGACGGCGACATTGTGTGTGACCCTCACGCCGGATCTGGCTCAACGTTCCTCGCCGCCAGCATCGAAGGCCGCCGCAGTATCGGCGCCGAGATGGACCCGGTCACTTACGCCAAAGCCCGGCGCCGGCTCGAGGCCGGCCACACGCCGGACCTATTCGCGGTGGCCCAATGACCATCACCCGTATCACCCACCCCACCCACGGCGACTACTACGTCGCCCCACAGCCCACCCCAATACCCGGCGAAGCCGTCTTCACCTACGCCGAGCTACGCCAGCTCTACGCCGCCACGGGCGGCGACAAGCTGGATGCGGACTACGTGGGGCGGCTCATACAGGCCAAGCGGGTGCTGGGGGCGACGGTTGAATCGGCAAGAAAGCTCTAGGCGGAGGCTGTGTTGGCAGGTGCATACAAAGAGAGGGCCCGCGAAAACGCAGCAGCGCTACGCAAGGCTGCGCTGCGGCCCGACTTGCTCACAGAAGACGACGCCGCGAACCTCTCGGCAGAGGATTGGAAAATAGTTGCCGACGCCATCGACTCGAAGATTGAGCAAGCCCAAGTAGCGCGTGCGGCAAAGCAACGCACCCAGCGCACGGGCAAGATCGAGCGCCCCTCGGCCATCTCGCCGGCCCGTAAACTCGAAATGCTACGGCAGGCGCGTGAGGCGTTTAAGACACAAGGTGCGTTCTACTCGGCGCTGCCCATGCACGAGTTGCGGGCGCTCGACCAGGACGAGTTCTTTGCCGACGAACTTCTCGACGCGACCTTGGGGGTGGGCTGTGACTGACCTCCAGGCTATCGCCGACGTGATTCGCACGAGCGAAATCAGTAAAGACGAGAAGAGTCTATCGGCCCTCGGTCGCACGTTTCTTAAACACCTCTCGCTGTACGGCAAAATGACCGGCAACCACTCGAAGCCGGTTGCGACGCGCGGCACCATCTATCTCTATAACGACAACGTTGGGGTGTGGGACGAGTTACAGCAGGAGGACGCGCAGTCGCTGATCCAGTGCTACGACTGCCGGCCGCTGGTGGGTGCACGCGAAGGGGCCGTGCTCGAGCTCGAGCCGCTCAAGTGCAAGAAGATCCACCAAGCAGCCATCCTCGACATCGACCATCGCGACCAAGAATTCTTCAAATCCCACAAGGCCGGTATAGCGTTTAAGAACGGCTTCGCAGTGGTGTCGCCCGAGAGCGTCGAACTCCTACCCCGGAGTCCCGACAACCGGGCGACCCACTGCTTGCCGTTTGACTTCAATCTCGAGGCCGAATGCCCGGAGTGGGCCGCTGTCGTCAAGCGCGTGTTCAAGCCAAGCCCAAGCCCCGAAGACGACGCCAAGCTACTCCAGGAATTCGCTGGCGCCTGCCTTCTCGGTATCGCCCACCGCTACACGCGGTGCCTCATCCTCGAAGGCGGCGGTGAGAACGGCAAGTCCGTGGTCGTCGAGACCATCGTCGAGCAACTGTTTCCGGCCGCAGCGGTCTCCTACACGTCGCCACAATCGTGGGCCAAGCCCGAGTTCTTAAGCGTGCTGCGCGACGCCATCCTGAACGTGTGCAACGAGATGTCGGCGAACGATATCCAGGCAAGCGACGCGTTCAAGGCAGTCATCGACGGTGGTGCGGTGACGGCGCGCAACCTCTACGAGAACCCCTACACGTTGTTCCCGCGGGCTGGGCACATCTTCTTGTGCAACGACCTGCCTGGCAACCGTGACAACACCAAGGGCTTTTGGCGGCGTATCCTTGTGCTGCAGTTTAAGCGGGACTTCAAAAAAGACCCAGACGAGCACGGCAAGTCACGCACCAAGGAAGATGTCAAGGAGGCGCTCAGGAAAGAGCTGCCGGGCATCGCCGTATGGGCGCTGTACGGGGCCATGCGGCTCTTGCGGCAGGGCGGCTACACGATACCCCTCAGCCACCGCATGGCCGTTGAGGAATGGCGCTACGACGCCGACCAGGTGGCGGCGTTTCTCAACGAGTGCTGTCTGCTCGATGGCGGCGAGACGCAGCACGCGGAGATCTTCAAGAAATTTCGCGAGTGGTGTGAGCTCACAGGCCGACAGCTGGTCGGCAACCGGAAGCTCGCCAAGCGGTTACGCATGCTCGGCGTCGAGGAAAAGACCGACCGCGAAGGTCTACACTTCAAGCTCACCGTCATGATGAACGGCGCATGGGGTGTTGGGAAGGGGGCGTCGGTCAATGCGTGAACGTGTGAACGAATGTGAACGAACGAAAAAGGCTTTATTCACGCTTATAACGCACAAGGGATACCTCTGTGAGCGAGTGAACGAAAAAATAGCCCTAAAACCCTTATGCGCGCGCGCGCATACACATATACATAATACTTTCATTCACTCATTCACAAGAGGGTATAGTGTAAGGAAAAGATTAAGTAATTTGTCTGTGAATGAACGCAAAAGCTTCATTCACCGTATATTACCTTCACGCTCGTTGGTCACATGACCTTCGACAAAGCCGCCTACCTCGAGCGCACCCGCCAGTCAGTCTTGATTGGCATCGAGAACCAACGCCGCAAAATCGTCCGTGGCGAGATAAGAGACCCACGCATAGTCCGCAAGCCCCGCAAGCCCACCGACACCCCAACCGAGTACCAAGAGCAGAAGCAAGTCTGTGAGTTCCTCACCACCTGCCGCCTCGCCTACTTCGCAGTGCCGAACGGCGGCAAGCGTACAGCCATCGAGGGCAACTACCTGCGCTACATCGGGCTCAAGGCTGGCGTGCCGGACCTACTCATCCTCAACGCCCCACCGAAGCATCCGACAGCGAAAGGCGTGGCCCTCGAGATGAAGCGCCTGGGCGCCACAGGCCCCACAGACAGCCAGAAAGCCTGGTTGCTGACGTTTTCAGAGCAGGGATGGGTAAGTTACTGCGCCTTCGGTGCAACGGACGCCATAGGCTTCCTACGGTCACTGGGGTTCGGCCAATGAGCTGCCCTTGCCAACCATGCCGCGAAAAGCGCGATGAGTTCAAAATCGGGGTGTGTATCGGCTCCGCGCTCACCGTTGTCCTGGAGCTCGTTATACTTGCCGGCTTGCGCCTGATTACCGGGCCGGCATCATGACCCACCCCTTCGTCACCAACCGCAAAGGCGTCACGCACCGCCGCAGCAGATACGATGTATTGGCTGTCGTCAGGCGCGGCGGAGAAATTCATTACATGGACCCATTGGGGCTTGTCGAGTCGCGTAAAGCCATGCGCCGTTCGCACGACGTTGGCCCAGGGCTGACTTTGGTAGCGAAAACGAAGGCGAGTGTGTAAAATGAATCTACGCGGCTACTGGGCGATTCCGAGGGCTTGATATATGGCCGATCCCGACGATAAGACGCGCAAACCCCAGGACTGGGAAAAGGTCATATCTGTTGCGTACTTACGGACACTTGGCCACACTCAGGTAGAGGCGGCCGAAGCGGCTGGTGTGGGAGAGAGAACCATCCGAGACTGGGAGAGCGAGGCCTGGTGGCCTGCTGCGACGGCCGAGGCATGTGCCAAGTGGCTTTCTGGCGCTACAGCGAAGGCAAGGAGAGCCATCAACGCGGCACTCGATGCCAATGATGCCCAAAGCGCCCGCTGGCTGCTTGAGCGTATGGAGCCGGCGCTTGGCCCACCTAAACAACGCTCAGAGATAAGCGGGGCGGACGGCAAACCCCCCGGTCTCGTAGTCCGCTTCATTGGCGCCGACGAGGATGAGTGACGACCCGGCCGTAGATCTGCCACGGTGGGCGGGAGCGCTCTTTAAGCCCAAGCGCTACAAGTCACTTTGGGGCGGGCGCGGTGCGGCGAAGTCATGGACCGTCGCCGTGGTGCTGCTCGTCGAGGCTGCGCGAAGGCCGCTGCGTGTTCTGTGCGCCCGTGAGCTTCAAAACAGCATCCGGGACTCGGTGCATAGGCTCTTGTCGGACCGCATTGCTCACACGGGGCTGCCATTTACGGTGACGCAAAACGAGATCCGTCACGCCAATGGTAGCGCGTTTCTATTCGAGGGCATCAAGCACAACGTCACCAAGATCAAGTCGATGGAGGGGATTGATGTTTGCTGGGTAGAGGAGGCGCAAGGCGTCTCGGAGGACAGTTGGCAGGTACTTATCCCGACGATACGTAAGGCGGGTAGCGAGATCTGGCTTACGTGGAATACCAACGACGCGAAAGACCCCACCTACCAGCGCTTTGTTGCCAACCCGCCGCCCGATTGTTGGTCACTAAAGGTTGGGTGGCAAGATAACATCTGGCTATCGGACGAGCTCAGGCGCGAGAAAGATTATCTGTACTCCATCGACCCCGATGCCGCAGCGCATGTTTGGGGTGGAGATCCTCGACAGGTGAGTGAGGCACAAGTCCTTCGCGGGCGCCATGCGGTCGAGTCGTTCGAACCCGGCAAGGATTGGAACGGACCATACTACGGCGCCGACTGGGGTTTCTCGGTCGATCCAACAACGCTTGTGCGTCTATGGGTCAACGGGCGTACGTTGTACATCGAGCATGAGGCTTATGGTATTGGGGTCGACTTGGACGATACACCGGCGTTGTTCGACAGGGTGCCAGAGGCGCGCAAGCACATGATACGTGCCGACAGCTCTCGCCCCGAGACCATTTCCCATATGCGGCGGCATGGTTACACGCGGATCCTAGGCGCGTACAAGTGGCAGGGTAGCGTCGAGGACGGTGTTGAACATCTGCGCAGCTATGAGAAGATTGTGATCCACCCGCGATGCGAACACGCCGCCGAGGAGGCCAGGTTATGGTCGTACAAGGTGGATAAGCTGTCCGGCGACATCCTGCCTGTGCTGATAGACAAGCATAACCACATATGGGACGCGGCCAGATATGCGCTTGAGACTATAATTACGGCGGGCAAGCCACGGCCACGCACGCCGGTCAAAGCAACGAAGCGCGGCGATTATCGAACGAAGATCGACGAAGATGATTGGAGGAGCGTGTGAGCGACTACGGAAGGCAGGGCACCAGTTACGACCCGCGTGCCGTCGGGCATGAACTGGCGGGGAGAGTAGCCGGGCTTACGGCGATCGCCAGGGCTCAGCACAATCAGGCACTCGAGAAAGTGATTGCCGATCACACGCTATGGACACCCAGGATCGTCAGCTTCCAGACGCGCCCGTGCGATAACGTCATAGAACTCAACGACGGGCGCGCGTTCCTGGTGCGAACCAAGGCAGAGTGGCGCGACAATCATCTGACTTACACGACGACCACCGAGGAGCTGAAATGACTCGCAGCCTACGACGCAGAATCGACCCAGCCGCCAGGGCCCGGGCCGTCGAGACGCAGAGCGTAGATGCCGCCATTGCGACTCTCGCGCGCCGAACGGCACAGCCAGAAGAGGACGGCGCCATCGGCTGGACGGCCACCGAAGAGGACGGCTTGGTGTATTTCCATGACGAACACGGGCGCCAGACGGCTGTTGCCAATACAGCTATGTGGCGTAAGCTTGTAGCCAGTGCGGGACGCGTGCGGATGCGTGAGGTTGAGCAGGTTATTACTGCTGGGGGCGAGGCGGCAACGGAGCACTGATGGGTGACCCCCGCCGAAGCCGCGCATCGAAGATACTGACGCGGTGCGCCAATAAAAGCGACATGGTCTATTGAAATAGTATTGACAAGTATTCATTGATGGCCGATACTGTCTTTATCAACGGAGGCAGTCATGGCCAGCAAGATGGACAAGGACGAGACGAAAATCGGAACGGCGGCATATCAGGGGCACGCGTATTTCTGGGCCTATGAATATCGGCACCTGCTGCGCGATGTAACGCCCGTGCGCCGCCGTGCGGTACACTCAGCCTTGTTGCACAATGGGCTTAGCGTGGACGGTGAGAGCCCGGATCATGAGGCGGTAATTACCACTGCGCTTGCAGCGAAGGCGGCGCGTGGTGGAAAACGTCGCGGAGCAGGGCGCCCGCAGTCCGGCCGTGCGGTAACGCACCAGGTCCGCGTCTCTGACTGGGCTGCCAAATTCCTGCGCTCGTTTGCCGATGGGGCGAATATGAGCTTGGTTGACTCGGTCGACATGATGTTCCAGATGGCTTACGACCACGCCCTTGTGCGTGGTTACAACCCACCCGACGCCATCCCGTTTGATGCGCTGGCGAAATACGGCAGATAGGCCCGTGACCACCCGCGCCGAAGCCACAAAGGAGTTACTGAGATGGATCGCCGTTTGGCTGTACTTCCCGCCGGAGAGAAGGTGGAGCGGATGCAGCGCCTAATTATCAGGGTCCGTGAGTATCATAGCTGCGAGGACTGGGTGCATGTCCAACTCGCTTCCAGCGCTGGGTGCATGCTTGGACTCAAGTTGGGTGATGTCATGGACGGTATAACTGTGCTGCATGAGCCAGGTTTATCGTCTCCCATGACAGCCGAGTTGGTTGACGCTGTCGAGTATAACAAGGGACTACCTAAAGGCGGCCATTAGGTCATGGTCCCAATGATGCACACGAGACAGTTTGTGTCCGCCCCGTTGCCCGTCAACACGAGGTCACTTGCTACGGTGATGAGCGAACCCGTGGCGACGAAGCTGCCGACCGGAATATTCAACACCTGGTCATTTGCACCGCCACCTGTCGTGCGAAACGTTGCGGTTGTATAATTCGTAGCGTCTTTGTTTTTGATTAAGATCTGGGTGACCGTCGTGAACGCCCCGAGGCCAATCGTTGTCCCGGCCGAGTCGGCCCGGATCTCGAGCACCATAACGCGATACGTCCCGGCGCCGGGGTTGTATGCATCGGGGTTGAACTCGGCGACAGCCGGCAGGAGTGACGAGCTGTCGGAGAACTTCGCTTTGAGTGTGACTTCCTGATAACCGGCCATGTTGGCCTCCTAGCGGTAGTCGCTTGTGACGCCTGTGTCTGTTGAGATGAAGCGGACGACCTGTTGCAGCTTGCGCCCGGTCGATAGCGTGACGGTCACCTCGAATGACCCGCTGCCGGTGACGCTCGTGGTAGTGACACTGCCGGTATTGGTGGTCGCGCTGCGAGTTACGCCGCTGTCGTCATAGGCCACCGATGAGATGCTCTCGCCCGCCGCGAGCCACGGATCCCAATTGAGCACGACCTGCACAATCTCGTCCTCGCGCTTGGACGTCGTGAGGTTACCGTAGGCATCGCGGAAATAGCGCGTGCGCCGAAGCGGCATGATGACGGTCGAGCTACTCACTGGCTCGCCCAAGTCATGGGCCGGTCATAGCGTCCGCCCCACGCATGTCGCGCCCAGCGGATAGCGTCGGCCACGACGTCGCCCTTGATCTTCACGTCCTGAACCTTGCCAGTCCAGATGCCGTCGAGACGGCCGCCGTCTAGCACCTTGGCGATCACCGTGTACTCGTCTTTCAGCTGGTCATACTCGCCGCCTCGGCCGACGCGAACGCAGGACGCATCGCAGATAGCAGCCAGTGCCGACACCACCTCGGCTTGCGAGGCATCGGGGCAGCCTATGGGCGCAATCTTGCCGACGACGCCCTTCTTACGGGCCCGATGGCGCTCGGGTTTGTACCAACGCTTTACTGCCATCGCGAACCTCCGTGTTGCGAGCCGCCACGGCCCGCCGTCTCGCCGGCGTAGGCTGTGTCAGCCATTGCCGAAGCCTGATTCTTCTCGATCTCGCTCGGGGTCTTGGCGCCCATGACCTGACCGCGCGCCTGCTCCGTCGCAGCCCTGGCCGCGTTGAGCTGTGCCTCTGATTGCGTCTTGGCGATGCCAACCTGTGCCTGTTGCATGGCCATCTGTTGTTGCTGTTGCTGCACCTGGGCTTGCTGCTGGTCTGGTGGCTTGTTGAGCATATCGAGGACGCGGCGACGCTCGCGCAGCTGTGAGAGCTCGACTGTGATCTTGGCTGCCTCGCGTGGATCAAGCCCGCCCTGAACAAGCGACGGAACGAGGTTCGACCATTTCTCGAACTCCTCTTCTTGCAGGACGGCCGTCTCCGGCGCCTCTTCGATGACGATGTCCATCAACATCTGGTCGACTTGGTTGTGCGTGATGGGCTCGGCCATTAGCGGGTGACCCATGACGGCTTGGGCCAGCGCGTCAGGCGGCATCTCTGGCGGAGGTTGGCCGGTCTGCTGGCTCTGCATGGCTGCCATCTGCTGGCCTTGCTGTAGCTGTTGCTGGGCCTGGCGCATGACCGCCGGCGCCCAATTGCCTGCCGCTGTCGAGATAGCGCTCTCGATGGCCACGCCTTCGCCGAGCAACTCCTGTAGCCTTTGTGCACGGGTCATCTGGCGGTTGAGGGCAATAAAGCGGTAGCCTGTGCGCGCCTCGTCGTCGGTCACGCGCAGCCACGTCTCCTCGGTCCAATGCTGGCAGACACACAGCCAGTCGAGTTCGAAGAGGCCAAGCGTCCATTGGCGGATGGTGTCAAACGGGTTGCCGAGCTCCTGCGATGCAGCCCGCTGGCGCGCAAGCAAAGCCCGTCCAGACGAACCGGTGGGCAAGTCGGGCATCTGACTCGCGGTCGGGCCAATGCTGTTGATATCGGCCTTGGACTCTTGCACCAGCTGCATGTGTGCCGTGGCGAGCTGCATCTGATCGAGGACTTGGACGCGTCCGCCAGAGAGAGCGCCTGGCTCTGTCTCGGCAAAGCCGTCTGGCCTGGCTAGCTGCGTCTGAAAGTCTTGCGGGTCTCGCACGGCGTCACGCTCGGCCATGACAGGCTTGGCCGTGACGATGTGCAGGAGCTTCGACTTGTGCTTGTTGTGGGCCCGCTGCGGCGAGATCATGTTGTGGACGACGCCATAGCGCCGCCCTTCGCGGTCGATGTAGCAAGACGCCATACGCAGCGGGCAAAGGTGCTTCTCGCCGGCTTCGTCGAGGTAGCCAGTCGGTGCTGGCTTTTCTAGGTCGGCACCCTGGGTGAAGCAGCTCTTGAGCCAGCTGCCATCGATGTTTATATACAGCTCGGCGATCTGTACGCGCTCACGCTTGGAGTCGGCCCATGCGAACCTGGGCTTGTCGCTGGTCGCTCCGTCGTCGCGCGAGATGTCGTTGTGCAGCGCGGCGCGTAGGTCGTCTTCAGCCTTTGGCCAGCGCGCGATAGCATCGGCGAGATCCATCCATATCAAGATCCCGAGGTATTTGGCGTCGTCGAACAGCAGCGAGCGGCTGTGCGGATCCCAGATAAGCCGGTCCCACTCGATATGCCGTAGCCTGTGCTTTACGCGGTCGGTGCCCTGCTCGAGCTCTTTGATGGCGCCGCCTGTGCCCTCGACCATAAGGTTCTTGGCAAACGAGCTGCGCACGATGTCGAACTTCTGCTCCTCTTCAACAAAGCGTAGAGCGTCAGTAGCGGCACGAGCTGCATCGTCGTGTTGCATGGTGCGCGGCATGGCGACGGGGTCGACGCGGCGCAAAATCTCTTCACCGAGCACGAAGTTGATCTTCGGCGCGACAAGGTTATAGACGAGCTCCGGTTGCTTGCGCTTGCGAAGCTTCTTAATCTCGTCTGCGTCAAGCTGGTGGCCGTCGTAGAAATCGCGGCACAGCATGGACGCCTTGCGCTGCTCGAACGTCTCTTCGAGAAACGACTCGACGTACTCGACCCTGCGGGTGAGCGATGGCGCCTCAACCTTAGGCGCCTTATCGACATCATCCTTGGGTCCATCCGTACCGTAGCTCGTCATGTGCTACGGCTCCCTATTGGTAACCCGCATCCCAGCTGTGTATGGTGACGCTAGTGGCGAAGGCCGCGACGTTGAGAAACCGCACGAACGGGATCATGGGATCGCCGTCATCAAGCGTCAGTGCCACGGTGGCAGTTGGCGCGGCGAGCGTGCCTGGCGTCACGATGTCGTGTTGGAACGTGACAACCCCGGCGGCACTTACCAAGATCTTGAACTGCACCGCCGTGGTGCCGACCATGGTCTGCGTCGTGTCGGTTTCGGTGTCGGTGCCACCGAGCCCGGTCAAAAGCTTGACGGCCATAGGATCCGCCGCCGTACTGACGCCGAACGTTGCGTAATCCTGAATATCGCCCGGTGTTGCCAGGTGCGGCCCGGCGCGACGCAAGCCCACCATCAAATGGTCGAGTCCGTCCGCATTGCCGAAGACAATTTTACACGTGAAGTAGAACGCCGCGTCACGACCGACGATGAATGGTCGCCCGGTAGCTCCGGCAAAGTGAGAGAATATCTCCCAGCCTTCGTCATCGGTTTGGTCGCCGCCGATGTCGAGCCCTGCGGCAACGACGCTCGGGAACAAGGTTTGCCCGGCTCCTAGAGACGCGATGCAGTACACCTTGCCGCTTGGGCTGTAGAGGTGATTCATCACCCCTGTTGCGCCCGATGCAGCGAGACCGCTTGGTAGGATGATTGACACCTGGTCGACGGTATCTAGGGCGTTGAAATCTTCAGAGAAGGCGCGTTGCGCAATGCCTTCCTCGGAGAGTCGTACGACGCCTGCCGAGCTCACCGCGTCGATGTCGCCGCTTAGTGCGGTCGAGATCACATCGGTGCCGTCGCCTAGCAGCACTTGCCCGGCCGCTTTGGCCGAGTGTGCCGCCCATACGGTAGCGCCACGCCTGGCAATGTCGCCGCGGGCTTCACTCGCCAGACTTAGGTCAGTGACTGCGACTGCGCCTGCTGACGACAGGGTGGCGTCACCGCTGACTGCGACGGATACGACGTCGGTTCCATCGCCAACAAGGATCTGGCCGCTGGTCTTTGCCGAGTGTCGTTCCCATGCGGATGCACCGCGACGCAGCATGTCGCCGCGTGCCTCGCTCGACACCTCGAGGTCGGCAGTGCTGCCCGTCGCTGTAATGACGTCGACGATAGAGTCACCGAGCGCAAGAACCAGTGTGCCGTTGGTGGAATCGTAATAGAGGCCGTCTGACGTGCCGTAGCGGAACGTCCCTGACAGCAGGCGGTATCGACTCGGATCTAACTGAGCCATGGCGGCCCCCTATTGCTTGACACACCCGCATTCGCTCATGCCGTGGTTGTCGTGTTTACAGGTCCACTCGGGACAATCGCTGCTGACGCTTGACGGCCTTGGCTGGGGCTTCCCAGCTTCGAGGCATGTGCATTCGGTCGGGCCACTCTTGTCGTGGACGCAGGACCAAACAGCACAGATTGGAGCGATTGCGTTCTTAGGCTTTGGGCCACATGCGGCGCCAAGCGTTGCGATTGCGACAATGAGCAGGAGTCGCATTATTCTTGATATCCAACTTCCCACAGGGTGATATCGAAAGTGTCGGTGGCGGCATCGCCGCTGTGCTCGGACGCAATGAACGGGATCACGGCGTCACCGTCATCGAAGGTAAACGCCGCTGTGGTGGTCGGAGCGGCATCGTTTATGGTGTACGTGACCACGCCGGCGGCACTGACGTTGACGCAGAGCTTCTTGCTCGCTGCATCGGCCCATGTGTCGGTGGTGTCGGTGGTGACGTCAGTGCCATCATTGCCCGTCATGATCTGGATGGTGTTCGGGTTTGACGTGCCCTCGATGCCGATGGTTGCGTAGTTCAGGTAGCTCGTAATGGCCTTGACCTGAGTAACCTCGGCCGAGCGCCAGCCGACGTGCCAGTCGCTCGCGCCGGATGCATCGTTAATCTCTGCCGTGGCGCAGAAGTAAAACGCCGGGTCTTTGCCAATCACGGCAGGACGGCCGCTGGCGCCAAGAATGCCGGCGAACATCTCGTAGGCCTCGGCGCTAACCAAGTCAGCGGCGATGTTGAGACCGATCGAAGTCATGGCCGGCCGAAGCGTTTGCGCAGTTGACTGGCCAAAAATGAATGCGTGCGGCCCGTAGTAGCCTATGTTGAGCTCTTGTGCGTTGGCAGCCGCCACCACCCCGGCGACGGTCAGGAACACCGAAGGATCGGTGGAGTACTCGCCAGGCGTAAAGCTCTCGTAATAACCGAAGCCAGCTTCTTTGGCGGCCGTGCCGTTCTCGATGATGTACGGCGCTTTGCTATTTTCTTCCTGAAACACGCCGTCCGAACGCCCGTAGACGTACCCGGTCCGACCTGCAGCCTTAAATGCACTAGGGCTGACCTGGGTATTCGCCGCGTAAACGGCCCCGGCGGTGAGAGTGACAAGCGCTGCGAGGGCGATGTGGCGTGATTTGCTCATTTCTCATGGTCTCCAATTGTTTCACGTGCAACGACGTGCACGATGAGCTTGCAACAAGTTGCACATATGGTGTATCATGTGTGCAGCATACGCCACAAGGCATATGTGTAAGTTACACCACATGTGATGTGTGGTGTGAGGCGCCGCCGGCTGACACGGGCGATGGAGTACTATGGACGTCACAGAATTTTTCGACGGCAAGAGCACCGGCGATGAGGCGGCGGCGAGTGATTCGTCTGCCGACAAGGCGCAGGAGCCCGAACGCACCGAGCAGGTGCGGGCTGAGCCGGAGGCATCGAAAGTTGCCGCCGGTGGTACTGACCAGGCGAAGCTGCCGGCGCAGGCGAAAGCCGACGACGACAACGAGCCGGAAGAGTCGGTCCCGGAGAATCTCGACGGCCTGAAGAAAGCGCTTGGAGCCGCACGCGGCGACAAGAGGCGCTTTCGTAAGCAATGGCAGGAAGTGGAACGCGAGCGCTATCGCCTCGATGGCGAAGTGGCGGCCATGCGACGCATGCTTGAGCAACGGCCTGCGGCGTCGGGCACCAAAGAGTCAGAGAAGCAAGAGCGCGACCCAAATGACGAGTACTGGGAGGACCCGGTTGGCTACATTAATCGCCAGCGAGTCGACCCGGAGGCGGTTGCAACAGTGCAGCGCGCCAACGTCAGCGAGTTCTATGCTCGCCGGGAGCATGCCGATTACGAGGAAAAGAAGGCTTACTTTTTAGAGTGTGCGGCCAAGGATCCGAGCTTACTGCAAGAGGTTTTTGCGCAGCCCGTCCCGGCCGAGGCGCTCTACCAAAAAGCCACCGCGCTTAAAGAGCGTGGTGAGTTCGAGCGCGACCCGGAGGCTTGGCGAGATGCCGAGCGCGAGCGGTTGCGCGCGGAATTGAGCGGATCCTCGGAGCCGACATCAGCAGCACCACGACCGCCTGCCAAGTCACCCATCCCCAGCAGATCAATCGCCGGCGCACGCGGAAGCGGCGCCAGCACCACACGGGAGTGGTCGGGCCCACGGGCGGCGGAGACATTCTTCACCGGTCCGAGCGTCTGACGCCCCACTGAGGCACCGTCATGGCACAATCAGAAGTAGCTAGCGCGCTCCAGGTCCAGCAATGGGCCGATGGCGAATTCTTCGAATATCAACGGCTCGACCCGCTCAAGTTCCTCACCGGGACTGGCGAGAACAGCGTCATTCACTATGGCGAGACCCTGGGCGCTAAGCCTGGTATCACCATCACGCGCACCTTGATCGGTCGCCTCTCCAGCGCCGGCGTGACGGACGGCCAGACGCTCGAAGGGAACGAGGAGAGCCAGCCTAACCACGGTTGCTCGGTAACCGTTCACGAGCTGCGCAACGGCGTCATTGTCGGCAAGTACGAAAACATCAAGAGCACCTTCGACCTCGCCAAAGTTGGCGCGAAGATGCTGCGGTCGTGGATGGCCGAGCGCTCGCGTGATCTTAAGCTCGCGCGTTTCGCCTGCGCCAGCACCGACGGCACCGAGGTGTACTCGGCAAGCTCGGAAGCCACCAAAGATGCGTGGCTCGTTGCCAACAACCCGTCCACGTCCAATGGACGCATTTTGTTCGGCGCGTTGATCTCCAATGCCACGACCGACCACTCGTCAGGTCTAGCAAATATCGACGGCACTGCCGACGATTTGCACCAAGACATGATCCGCCTCGAGCGGCGACGCGTGCAGGGTGCAGACCCGCACGTCCGTCCCGTGATGGTAGCGGGTGACGAAAAAGGCGTTGGCGGCGAGCGTTACTATGCGCTGGCCGGCTCGCTGGCGTTTCGCGACTTGCAAGCCAACATGGACACCATCCACCAGAATGCTGATGTCCGTGGCGACAAGAACATCATCTTCGCGGGTGGCGCAATCAAGGTCGGAAACGTCTTCGTGTTTGAGATGCCAGAAATGGATCGTACCACGGCCACGTCTGGCGGTGCGTTGATTACCGGCGTCGGCGCCGGAGCGATCGACGTATCAATGATCCACTTCTGCGGCGCGCAGGCTTTGATCCTCGAGTACGCGCAACGCATGCAGGTCATCCCGGATGACTTTGACTACAAGAACAAGCGCGGCGTTGCCGTTGAAGAGGTGCGCGGTTGCACCAAGTCGGTCTTCAACAGCTTCGACCACGGATACGGCCGTATCTACGCCTCGGCCGTTGGCGACTAACCAATAATAGGCCAGGCCCCTGGCGGATCCTCGGATCTGCCTCGGGCCTGCGCCATTTTCCTCATAGGACACTCCGCACATGCACATCACATCCCGCGACGAAGACAACAACACCCGCAAGAAACGCCAAGCACAGCTCAAGCGCGGCCCTGGTGTTTTCGTCTATGACGGCTCGCTCGAAGACACGGTGTCTCACCCGATGCCGCTTCTCACCGGCGACCGTGACGTTGTCTTGGATGACAAGGGGTTCCCGGTCACCGACCGCGCGGGCCGTGTCTCCTATAAGCCAGCTGGTCGCGTGGTTGTCGACACAGCGGGTCGCCCTGTCATGGGTGGCGCACCGAGAATCGAGCGCAATGCCATGGAGACGGTGACCATCCGCGACGTGGTTTTCGCGGCTGGTAAGCCGGTAAAGGTTGACGCGTCACTCGCGCTCAAGCTTCGCGGCATGCCGGGCTTCGCAGAGGTTGAAGCCAAGGCCGAAGTCAAAGAGAGCACGAAGGCCGAAGCCAAAGAAGCAAAGGCCGAAGTCGACGAAGTAAAGGCCGAAGCACACGAAGTCAAAGAGAGCACGAAGGCCAAAGCTAAGAAACACGACGCAAAAGACTAGCTAGTACGGTGGGAGGGCTGTTGTGGCTGACATCGCAAAAGCAGCGCTCCGCAATCGTGTGCTCGAGCACCTTGGCGTTCTTGCTGCCGGCGAGACGCCTGCGACTGTCGATCAAGCGTGGGTCGACGAAGCGGTCGACGCGGCGCACGAGCGTCTGCGCAAGTTCGGGCTTGTACCGTTCGAGACGAGCGCTGTTCCAGCGTGGGCGCAGATCCATCTCCGCGATGTCGTCGCTGCCGACGTGGCGCAATCCTACGGCATAAGCGGCCAGCGCCTGCTCGAGTTCAAGCAGGGCGCAATCGACGCAGAGCGCGAGCTCGGGCGGCAAGTTGCGGGGTTCCGGCACCCAATCCCGATTGAGCTGGATTACTTCTAATGAGCGAGTGGGTGGACATACCGCTTGCCGTGACGCAGGGGGAAGATGGATCCACCTACGTCTCCGACGCAGAGCTCTCCAACCTCATGCTTAAACGCAACCCGCCAGGGGCGCGTAGGCCATTCCATGTTGCCAACACGCCATGCATAAAGATGCCGGTCGTTGACTTCACGGCGGTAGGGTCCGGGGCCATTCGCGGCATGTGCCACTCCCTTGATGGCACGGACAAGCTTTGGGTGATCCGCGGGACGGGCATTCACTACCTGCTCGCCGGCGCCTGGACGACAGTCCCTGTCGGGACCATGCCCGGGACGGGGCCGTGTCGCATGGTGGACGCCGACACGCACATAGTTGCCGTGGACGGCACCAACGCGCGAGCCATTACCACATCCGAATCCTTCGCCTGCTCACGGGCCAATTTCTCCGATGTCACCTATCAGGACGGCATAACGCTTTACACGGAGACTGGCACCAACTCGCTCTATGCGAGCAATGTCGACGATCCGATAACCATCAACGCTCTCAACTTTACTACGGTTGATGCACTCGCAGGATCTCTGGTCGGCGTCATCTCAGACCACCGCGAAGTCTACGCCTTTAAGACGGACTCGATCGAGCACTACTACAATACTGGCGGATCGGGCTTCCCATTCACGCGCAGCTCTCCAGGCCTGATCGAAACGGGCGTACTGCTGCTTGGTGTTCTGACGATCGTCAAGTTGAACAACACCATCTTTTGGCTTGGCAACGATCGGCGTGTCTACTCCATGCATGGAAATCGCCCCACGCCAATATCGACGCCATGGGTTGAGAAATACCTCGAGACGGCAACGGCGCAAGGTGTCACCATCTACGGTTCGGCATTCTTGCATGATGGCGTCCAGTACTATTGCTTAAGCGGGTTCAACAACACGGCGGGCACGGCAAAAGAGGCGCTCGTTTGCAACCTCGAAACTGGTCTATGGCACCGCTGGGGCTCGTCGCTCGTCGCGTCGGGCGGATACACCGGCGTGTTGATTGTGAGCGTTGTCGGCCTACCTGCTGTCGGCGCTGGCCTGGCGAGTGTAGGCGTCTATCTCGGCGCAAATAGCGCAAGCAACAAAGGCATTGTCTATCTGGTGGACGCCGGTACCTTCACCGATGCAGGCGACACCACAGCGCACAGCCCGACGAGCGCCGTCCCAACGCGCACGATGACAGTGCCGCAAGTTGACTATGGCGGCGTGCGCGCCTTCATGCCCGAGATTTATTTGGACATGCAGAAGACATCAGCTTCAGGAACCTGCAGCTTGCAAGTGAGCGACGACGGCGGCTCCAGTTACTCGACCGCAGTATCCGGTACCGCGACTAACCCGCGCACGCGATGGCATCGGCTTGGCTCGTTCTTCCAGCGGATCTTGCGCTTTACGTTCGTCATTAACAGTCGCATGGCGATCATGGGCGTGCGTGCCCGTATCGATGTGGGTGAATGATTGCACCGCTCCAATACACGCAAGTTGTCGCCGAAGCTGGTGGCCGTATCGCCGGTGATTTTCACCGCTGGCTACAGATCATCGCGCGCACAATTTCATCCACCTACGTTGCTGACAAGGCGCCTGGGCGGAGTTTTGTCATCGGCACCGACCAGTTCGGCGTCCACGCTGAGGAGCTCATTTTGCTAGGCACGGAAGAGATCACCGCTGAAGGCGACGGCATCCTGGTGGTGGTCTAATGGCACGCGCGCGATTCGCAGAACAGAGCGTCCCTGCAACGCCTGCGTCTGGTTATGGCGTGGTCTGGCCGGACTCGACATCGCCGCAGTGGTTTACCAAAGACGATGCTGGGCGTATTTGGGGGCGCTCACACAACGCCGCCGTCGCCAGCCAGGGGGCCGGGTTCTCTTCCGATACCTACGTCACAAACTCGGACATCCTTATCCCATCGTTCGGCTTTCAGGCAAAGACGTTGCTTACATGGACGCTAAGCGCATCTAAGACCGCGGCAGGTACAGCGACACCTATCTATTCGATCAGGATTGGCGCGAACCGGACAACGGCTGACACGGCTCGGCACCAGATCACCGGGTCGGCACAAACAGCGGCGGCAGATGTCGGTGTGGTCACCATCCTCGCGACCGTGAGAAGCGTCAGCGCATCAGGCGTTATCCAGGGCACGATCCAGCTTGCCCATAATGGTGGCGTCACTGGTTTCGCCACAAACTACACCGAGACGGCCGAGGGCACTAGCGCCGCCTTCGACAACTCCGCGCTTGGCGGCTCGTACGTTGGTCTCTCTGTTAACGGCGGCGCGTCGGCCGCCTGGACGATAACACAGGTTCTCGCGGAGGCCGTATGGTAACGACGCGCGCACACAATAACGCCTTGGTGGTGACCTGATGCGCCGGCTTGCCGACATGGGCGGGACCAGTGGCCGATGCGGTGCGGCGGTGATTCACACAGATCTAACGAGGTACCCCGATGGGCTTTAGCTTCAAGAACATAACCAATCCAAGCAAATGGAAAATCGACGGCGGCGATAAGGTCATCGACAGCGTGACGGGGAAATCCGCGCGCGACGAGCAGGCGAAGCAGATTAAGGCCGCTCAGAAAAAACAAGCAGCCGCGGCCGACGCTCAGAAGTCATCCAACTATCAGGATGTACTGCGCGCGCGCCAAGACATCTCGGGCGGGAACAAGCAGGCGGCCCTAGCGCTTGGCGATTACTACAATACAGCAACCAGCGCCACGCAAAAAGCTAACGATCAAGCGGGCGCAAAGCTCGGCAGCGGGTACGCGCAAGCCGGACAGCAGCTAGGGGCAGGGTACGACCAAGCAGACCAGCGCCTCGGCGAGGGGTACGGTCAAGCTGGGCAACAGCTCGGCTCTGGGTACGGTCAAGCTGGGCAACAGCTCGGCTCTGGGTATGACACCGCACGCGGTGACATCGCGAAGGCGCCGGATAGGCTCGGCGACCTCTACGGCGGGGGGCTTGCCGCCGGATTCGAGACAGATCCGGGCTATCAGTTTCGCCTTGCTGAGGGCGAAAAAGCGATCATGCAGTCGTCTGCCGCCCGTGGCGGACGTATGGGTGGCGACACGCTCAAGGCGCTCCAAGAGCATGGGCAAGGCCTCGCTTCGCAAGAGTACAACAACTACGCGCAGCGCCAGATTGGCCTTGCAGGCGCCGCCGACCAAAACAGTCTCGGCCGTGCATATCAACAGGCAGAGCTCGCCCAGGGGTACGGTCAAAACGCCGCCAACATGTCGCAACAATACGGCCAGCAGGCAGCCGGGCTGTCGCAACAGCATGGGCAACAGGCGTCTGGCCTCGCACAGCAGCGCGGGGAGGGGGCGTCTGGCCTGTCGCAACAATACGGCCAGCAGGCAGCCGGTCTCGCACAACAGTATGGGCAAAACATGTCCAACCTGGCGACAGGCCAGGGCCAGTCACTCGGGCAACTTTGGTCAGGCCAGGGCCAGCAGCTGGCCGGCGTCGGCATGCAGGGCGCAGGTCTCAACACGGGCCTGGCGCAGTCGGTCATTGGTGGGCTGGCACCGCAGCCAACGCAATCAGGACCGAGCATGGGGCAGCAGTTGCTTGGCCTTGGCGCAATGGCTGCCGGTACATACTTCGGCGGCCCGGCTGGCGGCTTGGCTGCCAAAAGCGCGGTGAGCGGATGAACCTTCTCGATCTCGGCCAAATCTTTATGCAGTCCTACGGGTCCAGCCAGCAGGCGGCTGACCGTAAGCACCAGCGCGAGCAGCAGGAAGCCGACAACAAGTGGCAGCGCGAGCGCGCCGAGAAGCAGGACGCTACCGAGGCTGCGCGTTACGAGACGGCCCAGCAGAAGAGCGAGATCGAAGAGGCGCCCCTGCGCGCGGCTCGCACTGCAAACCTCCAGAAGGCGATCCTCTCGGCGCAAGGCCCGCAGCGGCAATCGCTCGTCGACTACGCCTACAAAAATCAGAAGATGTTCGATCGCTTCGAGGTGCCCGGGGGCGACGCGCCACAAAGTCCCGACGCGAACACTGCCCCAGATCTCGTGCCGCAGATGCAGCAAGAGGCCGAGCGCTACGGCGCATCCATGGGGAGAATGGGGCAAGAGGTTGCCGGCAGGGAGCAGCTCGCAGCAATGCTTCACCAGCAGAAGCGTGGCGACCCTACCGAGATGTCTCGCAAGGTAACCGAGGCGTACAACGTTCAGCCCGGGACGCCCGAGCATCAAAAAATAATGCAGGGCCTCATTGGACCAGGTGGCGCAGCGACGACCAAGGAGCAGGCAGACGAGGCGGCACGCAAGGCTGCGTTCGAGTTCGAAGCTGGGCGCCAGGTGCGGCGTAATCCAGCGGCAGCCGACGCCCTTGAGGCAGACGCCGCGAGTATGGGCGTTCAGGTTCCAGGAACGCGCGTAACAATCGCGGGCGACGACAGACCCATCGAAGTGCCGCCAGATCTCGCAACGGCTCGCGCCAGGGCCGAGGGCCTCGGTGTCGAGGTGAAGGCGCCCGACGCTGAGAAGCTTTACGAGATGGCGCAGAAGGATCCCCGCTTTAAGGCGGCAGAAGCCACAGCTACGGCCTACTCCAAGATCCGAGGCGCGACAGACGACTCGGTCGGTCACCTGACGACGATCTACGGCATGATGAACATACTCGACCCCGGCGGGCGCGTCACTGACGGCGACTATCAGGCGGCCTCAACGCTTGGCGGCGATGCTGGGAAGTTTTTCAACGCGTACCAGCGATTCTTCAAGGGCGACAAGATGGATGGGCCGACGTTCGAAAGAATCAAGGCCGAGGCCTCGCGCATTTACCGCGACAGGATGAAGGACGCAGCTCCAGTGGTCGAGGGCCTCCGCCAAAAGGCCATGGACGCCGGCATCGCGCCGGATCGAGTACTGCCGTTTGGCCTAGCCGATGACATCGAGGGCGTCGCCAACCGACAAAACGCCGCAGGCCGCGCGCCAACGGTCCCGCAGCAGGAGCGGAAGCCAAACCCAGAGAAGACGAAAGGCCCACAGCCGGTGGTGCCGGTGGTCAACGGACTCACCCCCGGTGTCGCCGCAAAGAAACTCATGGCCGAGGGGCTTTCTCCCAAAGCCGCCGCAAATAAGGTCCGGGCTCAATTCGGGCTCTCAAAAAAGCAAGCCGGCATCTTGGAGGTGGGGCTGCAGGCGCATGGCCTGGCGGACACAAGTAGAGGTACGCAAGACCTAACCTCGGGCGCCGCCGTGGGTGGTAAATGAGCGCGGCCCTGGACGATCTTGACGCTGCGATGGGCTTCGCCGTTGGGCAGCCCGATGGCGGCGCCGACTCGCTCGACGACCTCGACGCGGCGATGGGGTTCGTGGCGCCCAAGCCGAAGCCTACGGGGATTGAGTCTTTCGCGCGCGGAGCCACCCAGGGCGCAACCGTCGGGTTTGCTGATGAATTCGTCGGCGCAGCGACAGCCGCTGGACGCAAGCTCGGAGACGCCTTTTTCGGGCTACCTAATCAACCGAGCTACGGCGTGCGGTACCGCATGGAGCGTGACGAGTCTCGCGAGGCTAACGAGGCAGCGCAGCAGGCCAATCCGGCAACCTATACGGCGGGTCAGATCGGTGGAGGTCTTGCAACGGCCATCGTTCCCGGTGCGGCGCCCGTTACGCTTGGCCGTGCTATTGGCGTTGGTGCCGCGTATGGTGCAGCAGCCGGGCTCGGTGATTCAAAGGCGGACATCACAAAAGGCGATGTCGCTGGCGCAGCAAAAGACACGGCGATCGGCACCGCTGTTGGCGCCATATCCGGTGGCGCAGGGTACGGCGCGATGCGTGGCGCTGGCGCCGCGTACAACAAACTCACCCGCAGACAGAAACTACCAAGCGGCGCAGTCGAGAACCTGGCGCGGAAAGTCGCCGGCGGTGGCGATGAGATCTCCGACATCGGCAAGGAAAGCTCAGTGAAGAGCTTCTATGCCGACAGCGTGAGGCTTCAAGACGACATGTCGGAGGCGCTGGGGAAGCCTTTCAGGTTTTCGCCAGCAGAGGCCACCGGCGATCCATCCGCCGCGCTCGCTGAGTCGCTGGCACTACAATCCCCAAAGTCGATGCGCGGCGCGCAATCCATGCGGTCCGACCGCCTAAAGAACACGGCAAAATTTCTCGACCACATCACAGACGGCATCGCGGCGAACCCCGAGAAGCTTGGCAAGGCAGACGTTGCCGGGAGTTTCGCCGACGCCGTCGATCGCCACATGATCTCGCTCAGGGCAGTGCGGCAAGAGGCCGCCGGGCCGCACTATAAAGAGGCCGACACACTGCTTGGCGACAAAAAGATCGCACCAATCGATGAACTTACCTCGTTCGTGATGTCCGAGATCGAACGCTCACCAGGGCCGTTTCAGCCATCCGTTGCGGCGCTCAAGAGCACGCTCGAGACGCTAACCGATAGCACAAGAGGCGGGTTCGCTAGCGTTAAAACGGTCCGCGCACTCGCAGAGAAATGGGGCCAGCAGGCAGACGGCACAGGCGATCTCCTTAAAGACATGTCAATCGCACAGCGCAGGTTCGTGGCCTCGAAAATGTCCGAGATACTGAACCGCTCTTTGGACTCTGTTGCCGAGACGGGGCCGATAGCCGACGCTGGCATCATAGCGCTGCGAAAGGCCCAGCAAGTATACAGGGCGCACTCGCAAGCCATCGAAGAGCTTCCGCTCGAAGCACTCAATCGCGTCATGAAGGTCGGCGGCGGCGAGGCGGGCGACACACTTGTCGATCGCATAATGACCATGTCTGACGAGCAACTTACTGGCGTGATGAAGGTGGTAACCAAGACCGATCCGGCCACGGCCCAGCAATTTCGTGCGCAGGTGCTCGAGCATCAGCTGGTCAGAGGAGGCAAGCCAGAGCGCGGCGCGTCCATAGCAAAAGAGATTGGCGCCGCCGAGCTAAAGCCAGGGCAGGCGCTAGGCCAACTCGTAAAGATGGAGCCGAAGCTTCGCGCGCTCTATGCTGGCGACAACAAGGCACTTGCGACTCTGAAGCAGGCCATGCAGGTCCTGCAGCGCGCGTCAGTGGGGCCCGGTCTTCGTGGTGCGCAATCGACACCGCTCGCGCTACAGGCGCTCGACCAAGCAGCCGGCAATGCGGGCGGCATGGTATCGAAGGCTTGGTCTGTTGCGAAGTCGATCTTGAACAACGACCGCGCCCTTGCCCGCGCAGCATCAACGCCGGCAGGGCTTGAGACGATCCATCGGGCGATACAGGTACAGCTCGGCCTTGCCACAGGCTCAGCCATCCCGCCGCGAATCATGAATGCACTGATCGTGTCGGCCTCGCTCCCCGGCCTCGGCGCCAGAGACGCCGTTGCTACACGCCTCGAACCAAAAGAACCGCCCATGCATTTCGCTGGCGGCAAACAATAGCCGCTAACAGGAGCCTCACCCAATGCGCATTCTAGCCGCAGTACTTTTCACCCTCACCGCGTCGATCGCCTCGGCCGCAAACGCCCCACTGGCAATGGTCGTCGACAGCCACAACGCCCTCTCTGGCGTCGCGCTAAACGCCTCCGCTGCGACACGCACAGTCACTGCCGTCTTCGGCAGCCCCACAAGCCCGAGCCCCTTCACCAAATGGCGCGTGTCGGTGTTCTTCACCTGGGCCGCTGCGTCAACCGTCACTGCCGTATTTTCCTGCTCCATCGACGGCACGAACTACGCGAGCCTAACGAGCCGCTCGATTACCGCTGGTGCAAGTGCGGTGTCGATTGTCACCGACACGTACACAACTGGCGGCGCTAGCGCGGACATCATGCTCGAGTACGACATTCAGGGTTGCCGCGCAGCTAAGGTGCTGCTTGGTGGTGCGTCGGCCGGGGCTACTGACCTCGTGACCGTCGATTGGTCCGCGATTGTGGGCGGGTAGCCAATGCGCAGGGCTTTGATAATCGCCTCGGCGGTGTTCGCTACCGTGTTTATCGGCGTCGCTGTGCAAGCACAGATGTCGCCGAATTACGGGCTGATTCAGGGCGGCGGAGGGTGGGTTGGTACCGCAACGAGTACGCTCGACATGGTGGCGCAGATCATCTCGTTCGGCACAGACCCTGCCGACGCCGGCGACATTCGCATGGAGAATGCGACTAATATTTGCTGGGAGGCCTCACCAGCCGGCACCGATGTTTGCGTAGGCCTCACGACCGGAGAGCTTGTAGCGTTCACCGGGGTGGGTGGTATTGCCATCGGCACAGACCCTGCCGACTTCGGCGTCATCCGTCTCGAAGCCGAGACCTCGATCTCATGGGAGGCCGCGCCCACGGGGTCGGCTGAGGCCAGCTTAAAAGTCACAGACAACGAGGTGTTCGAATTCACTCGCAGCGGCGGTGATACAGCGGTCGTTGTTGGCAACACCGACCCGTCCGACAGTGGGGTTGTGCGCCTGGAAAACGCCAAGTCTGTGTGCTGGGAAGCTTCGCCAGCGTCAACCGATGTCTGCATGACCGTTGACGCAACCGAGAACATATCAATCACCAGCACGTTTGTGAGTACCGCCACGAGCTCCATCGGCTGGTCGATCGTCGCCGGAGCAGACGCGGCATGTAATACAACGTGCACCAGCGCGTGCGTTATGGGGTTTGCGATAGACGCCGCGGGTGGATCAAACCCTGTCGCATGCACCGACGCTACGGCAGACAACTGCCTGTGCGCCGGAGGGTCATGAGGCTAGTAGCTGCTACCGCTCTACTGTGCATAACCGCGCACGCCTCGCCGCCGCGTCGTTCACTTGTGCTCACCGCGACCGTCATCCCGATGAACGAAATCGCCGTCAACGTAATCGACGACATTGCCATAGTCGACGCCACAATTTTTGGCGTGCACCACCATAAAGCGTTCGTCATTGATGACACCAGCGTTGTAACGGCCAACGCAGACGGCCTGCGCGTCGATGACGAGACCGCGTTGGTGTCTCGGTGAAGGTCCTGCTTACGTTGTCCGTGCTCGGCGCAGCGCTGGGGGCGAACTATGGAATGGTCGAGGGCGGCGCGTCACCACCCCCGGTACACGGCCGCATAGTCGGCGCCACCTGCGCTATCACGTTCGACGTCGGAATCTCGGGCTGCACCCATATCGGCACTGGCCACTGGCAAATCGACCTAAACACGGCCATCGCTGAAAACGAGATGGCCACCATCGTAGCGCCCGAATCCGGCACGCCGATAATGTACGGCGTCGCGTACGTCGATGACGACTCGATCGAGCTGCGCGCGTGGGACGCTGGCGGCGTCGCGGCTGACATGAACTTTCGGATCACGGTGATTGAGGCTTCGTTGTGACCGCACGTCGCCCCACGGTCGAGCGCATCCGCGAAGAGGCAGAGCATACCTGGGACAGTGCCGGCGACGTTACGCGCGAGCGCATGATCCGCGACATTTACGCCGAGTCAAGCCGCACACAGACCGCGATCAAGGTGATCGACGAAACCATGTCGCGCCGAGACAGGCGGTCGCTCGTTACGATGGTTGTCACCATCTGCGGATTTATCGCAGCCATGGGGGCCGCGATAACAGCGCTCAGCCAACTCGGTATCTTCAGCGCGCAACACGGCTGGGCATTCGAGTCGAAAGATGAAGCGAAGACCGAACACAAGAACATTCGCGACGAGATGAGCAAAGGCTTCGCCCCGGTGAATGAAAAACTCGACAAGCTCTATGACGCACTTGTCACCAAGAGGCGAAAATGAGCGGCGAGCACGGCCGAAACGGCCTAACCCTGCAGGCACTTGCTGACGCTGTCGGTCAGATCGATAGACGCCTGACGACCACGGACGCGAACCACGAGGAGCTGCGGGTTAAAGTCGTCAAACAGAGCGACACGACGCTACGGATCGAAGACCTAACACGCGCCGTAGCCCACCTAACCGCGCAGATTGGCAACGGCTTTGCTGCGATGAGCACGCGCCAGGACGACTTTGCGAGCGAGCTGGCCATGATTCGCAAGTCGTTGTTTCCGCCCCCTGATGAGCCCAAGCCCAAAAGGAGCCGTAAAAATGGTCGCTGATTTTACCCCACCACCTCCCGCAACGAAGCCAGGCTACAAGGCGAGCGAGCTACACATGCTCGCCGGCACCATCCTGGCGGCGATCCTCAACAAAAAGCTCAACCTCGACGTCTCGCCCGAGGTTATGGCTGCTGCAATTGCTGCAGCTACCGCCTACGCTGGCCTGCGCTCGTGGGTGAAACGCTGAGCGCCGAGTCCTACGCGAAGGGCTCGAAGGCCTACCCAAATAGCGGTGAGCCGGAGCTACGTGACATCAAGGGGCAGTTGTGGCGCTGTGACGCGGCGTGCTGGATTGATACCGGCCTTAAAGAGCGGGCGTTCCGCCTGAACGGCCCCGACGGCAAGCTAGTCGCGCAGCTTATGACCGACGGTCGGCTGCACACCAGCGAAGGATACGTGTTCGACGGCTCAAGCGTGCCGCTGCTTGGTCGCTGGCTCGATGACCGCACGAGCGCCTGGCCTGGGTGCGTGCATGACGAGCTCTACGAGGGGTTGCGCAACGGCAGCCTGGCGCCGGTGGACCGGGTGTTTTGTGACCGGCTGTACCGGGACCTGTTGCGGGCGTTTGGCGGGTGGTGGATCACGTCACGGCTTTGCTACGTCGGCTTGCGGCTGTTCGGTGGCTCGTCGGCTAAGCGGCATCGGGGGCCGGAGTATCCTCGGCGTGTCGCGTGAAGGTCTACGGGTACAAAAACGGTGAACAGTTCCCGGTGGAGCTCGAGTCGATCGGCGATGGGCACTGGCTCGAGCGCAACGCAGCCGACGCCTTCAACCGCATGGCGGCAGCGGCGAGTGTCGCGGGCTTTCGGCTCAAGGTAAACACATCGTTCCGCTCGATGATCCACCAAAAGCGGCTCTATGACGAATACACACTTTGGCCGACACTCAGCGCCGAAGACAAGCTAAAGCGCGGCGGACGCAAGCCGGCAAGAGCGGCGCGGCCCGGGTACAGTGGCCACCAGTCAGGGGTTGCTGTGGATATCAACCGCGCCGAGGGCGACGACCCCACGACGGCAGCTTACGACTCACCGCTGGATTTGTGGCTGAACGACAACGCGCATCTGTTTGGTTTTGTGCGGACCGTGCCCGATGAGTCGTGGCACTATGAGTTTCGGCCGGACTTGGCCGAGAAGATGCGGGCGGCGGTTTAACGCTTATCGCCACACTGCAGCTGTGACTTGGCCGGTAAGACCTCCATCATGCTGGCAAGCAGGAATGCGGCGAGCAGGCCGACGGCCACTGCAGAGATATAGAAGCGCATCACCCCGCCTTATCGCTGCGGGTGGGGAGGTGCAACCCGGCTAGTTCGCGGACGATGTGGCCGACTACTTCGGCGCACTGAGGGACGACGGAGTTCCCGAGGGCGCGCAGTCGGTCCATCCGATCGGGAAGCCCATCATCCATTCCCACTCGCTCGGGCGGAGCGGCCCAGGAAAGAGCTCCTGCCAAATGCGGTATGCCGGCCATTTCGACATGCTCCGACAGGTACTGTTCGCGGTTGCCGTTGGCGTGGGCAACCAGGAACCACCGCGGTCTCTCATGAGGGGCACCAACCATTCCGGCCGACAGGTCAAGGATGATGCACGTGTAGGCGCGTCGGGCCAGCTGGGATGCACAAACTTCAACCGCGTCCCTCGCCACATTTTCGACGATGGCAAAACGCGGACGAACTGCAAGTATGACACGGAGCATTTCCGGCCAGAGGTCTTTTGCGACTCGCCTCCCACGGCTTGCTGTGCTGAATGGCTGGCAGGGGAATCCGCCACAGATAAGGTCGACGCTGCTTGGCTCGTATCCGTCACGTGCGAATAGTTCGATGTCATTGAATCGCGCTACCTCCGGCCAATGCTTCGCGAGCACCTGCCGACAGAATGGATTGATCTCGACCTGCCACTTCACCGGGCCGAGGCCGGCGCGCTCGAGGCCAAGCTCTAGGCCACCGATGCCTGAGAAGAGTGAGCCGATCGTGAGGCTCATTTGGTTTTGCGCTTCTCCCGCCGCGCCACGTTCTCACCGCGTTTGCGCATCGACGGCACAACCGTCTCGTGGATGTACCGCGCCATGTCCGGGTGGCGCTCGACGAGCTGGTCGCCGCGTATCTCGGCGGCAAGGGCGGCTTCGCGCCAGGCTTGGCGCTTTCGGTCGGGCGTGAGGGTCATGACGCTGCACCGGAGGCGCGACGCATGTGGCTACCATCTGTGTCCACCGCATCCCGAATTCCCGTGCAAATTCGTGCAGGGAGAAGCACGCAAAAACAGACGCTTGCGAGTGGATGCACGCTGGGTTTGGCTTCGGAGGCCAACACTCTATCCAGCTGAGCTAATCGCGCGTCTATGAAATCATTAACCATTTTGACGGGCCTTTTTTTGCTGTGCCCACCGTCGTGTGGCTGCTTCTGATGCTTTTTGTGCTGCCTCCGCTGCCTCAAGTACGCTCCGAAAATCGCTCTTGAGGTAACGGCTCGTTGTAGCAATGTTCGTGTGCCCGGCCAAGTCTCGAGCGGCTGCAAGGTTATGGCGTCCAGCGTGCGTGATATAGAAAACGCGGAGGTCACGCGGCGTGAGCACCACGGCAAACCCGGCGCGCTTGCTTGCCAGCTTCAGGGGTTTGTTGGGGCTGCAGTGCTCGAACGACCCCCACTTGGTGATGATGTCGGCGGCCTCTTTGCTTACCGGAATCATTCGCGGCTCGCGTGTCTTGCTCCCAGCGTGCGGCACGTACAGCACACCGTTACGAACCCAATCGCCACGGACACGGGCGAGCTCCTCGGCACGTAGGCCGGTAAGCTGAATCAGGCGCATGCGGTCGCGTACGCCAACGGTCACGGCTTTCGGCGACAAGCAGGCGAGCACCTTGGCGATCTCGTCGGCCGCCCACAGCTTGCCGGACTTCGTCGGGCTAGGCGGGTCGCTCTTTACCTTGTCGACCTGCGTCCAATCGATCGGGTCTTTCGCCATAAGCTTCGTCTTCTTGGCGAGCATGATACCGCGTCGGATGGCTTGCACCTCGCGGCGTATCGTCTGCCCCCGCGTTGTCTCGCCACGGAATGTTTCGGCGCGACGGCGGCCTTCATAGATCGAGATGTCATCGATGGTCAGCGTCGTCGCGTCGCGGCCAGGACCGAGCACGCGCAGAATAGGGGACCAGATGTTGACGATACCCGTCTCGCGAGCGGCGAGGCCTTTTGAGCGGACGCGGGCTATGTCGAGCGCTTGCAGCATGTCTAGGGGGACACCTTGTCGCCGGCCACCGCCACCAACAGTTTCCTCGACCTCAGTGCGGAGGCGACGCGCTTTCGCCTCTGCTGCTCGGCGATTCGCTTCACCTGTTGAGAGACGATACCGCTGTCCTCCGTGCTCAAACTGCGTCCAGTAGATATCTCCACGACGGTACAGCACAGGGCCTCCTGCTCGCGCAGCCAATTTCGCAGAACGCGGCGCGAGTACATAACGGGCCGTTTGTAACCAGGCAACGGGTGAGGGCCCCAGCCATGAGCCAGCTGGGACAACGAGACGCCGAGAAAGGTGGCGGCCTCGGCGCGGGTTAGGAGGTTTTTGGAGCGGGTCATGTGTCGCCCCTGCGGTGCTCTTTGTGGTGGCAAGGTATACAGACCCAGACGACGTCAAGAGGGTCATCATACCCGTTGTGGTGGTGTGCCTGAATCGGGGCCCTCCCGCCTCGCAGCTTGTCTGGAACGAGCCCGCAAGTGCCGCACGCGTCCGGCCTAACGAGCCGCCCAGACTTGATGGCGGCACAAACGATAGCCCTGGCGCGATGGTGCTTGGGGAATCTCTGCCGGCTGATTGCGGAGTTTTTTCTGTCGCACTCCCTTGGACGGCCCTCGTCGCGGTATTTCTTGTGGAGTAGCCTGTTCGACTCGCGATACGCCTCAGTGCGGTTTCGACGCCTGTCGCGCGCACGCTGCTCGGCCTTCCGGCAGTCGCGGCAAATGGTGCTGTAACCGGTGGTTCCGCACAGGTGTCGCCTGAATATAATGACTGGCTTGACCTCGGTACACTTGACGCAGGCCATCGTGTCGCCGCTTGGAATCATTCGTTTGGGCGGCATCACGCACCGGCCTTTTTGCCGTACGCCCGAATTGCCGTCTCGATATCCGCCTCGTAGACGTGCTCAATCTGGTATCGCGCACCAAGAATGAAGTTCTCGTGGGTGCCGAGCTTCATGCCGTGGACAACGCAGGCAATGATTTCTCGCTCCTCCTCCCGCGCAGCATCGATCGCGGCGGCGATAGAGTTCCCCAGGCGGACGTGACACATCTCCGCGCCATCTAAATGCTCGCCGCAACCAACGGCCGAGGGGCCATTTGTAACCATCTCCCGCGCTATCTCTCGGCTGTCGCGTGGGGCAGTCATGACGCAACCTCTATTGGCTCAAACGACATCAGCGGATGGGCGTAGGCCTCGCTCTGCATTGCCGCCTGTCGCGTCGGGAAGCGTGCCGCCAGGGCGAGCATAGGCGAACAGCGCGGTCCAATACCTTGCGAGCATTGAAAATAGAGTTTGCTTGCGTTGTCTTGCAGCACCCACACAACCGCCGCCTTGGCTTTCTTTTGGCGTTTGGGTTTCATGGCTTTGTCTCTTCCCTGCAACGCCAGCAAAGCACCGGCGTAAACATCGCCCATGCACCAAAGACGAATTGCCCCCACGCGTACCAAAGGGCATAGCGAAACATGCGCTCGTGCCATGGGCGCGATGCCCACCACCGGCGATATTGTTCCAATGGGGTCATCACTTAATCCTCTCCACGACAGCGCGTGCGATAACCTTCATGCTCTCGATGGTGTTGATCGCGTGCTGCTTGTGGTCCGTGCTGAACGTACCGCGACCTTCGGTTATCTGCTCCAACGCCTCGCGCGCGATGGTGAGTTTTTGCACTAATTCCGTTACGCCGAGCGACATCTTAAGGCGCGCCTCTTCGTTCTCGGCGCTGAAAGCCTTCTCGCTCGCCAACTGCTCGATGAGTTTTTCGCAACGCTCTTCTGCGTCCCAATAGTCTTTCGCTACGTCGCCTTGCTTCTTCGCCAACTGCTCGCGCATGGTACTGTTCTCGTCCAGCTGGGCAATATGGTTGTCCCGCACAAGCTTGTACTCCTCCGTGATTTCGTCGCGCTCCCGCTCCACTTCGGCGAGACGGGTGCGCAGGGCTTCGCATTCACGAAGCGCTTCACCAAGGGCAGTACACGCCCATAACCGCTCAGCACGTAGGGCCTCGTGGCTGTTGAGCAGACTAAGACCGTCGGCGACTACTTCGCCGGCTACATGAGCAACCATCACGTTGTCCTTAAAGTAATGCTCACGCATCTCCGCCATTTGCGCTTCGCTCAGTATTTTCGTGGGGGTCATGGCGTGGCCTTCTGCGCCGCAGAATTAATCACAATACGAATGCGCTTTTGCAGGCAATGCACACACTCGCCGCCGATATCCTCGCACTCGCAACCGTTGTCGTGCGGGTCGAGGTGGTCCGATGCTGCGCTCAGTAGCTCAAGCAAGACGCGGCGCTGCTCGATTAGTCTGTCGGTCTCGTGACTCATGGCGTGGCCTTTCCGGTGCCGTTGCAGAGCGGGCACGTAATGGCGCCGGCTCTTACTTCATGCGTAACGGTCACCACGGGAACGCGGCGCCCGCCAAGAAACCCAACTCCCTTGCAGGCTCCGCACTTCTCATCAGACGAAGGGGAGCGGTCAGCAGGATTAGGCGCCTGCGGAGCTACCGCTGGTGGCGGGTCCCCCGACTCACTCCCCTTCGATTGTTCGGCACTGTCAGCCAGATTTTCGCCGGCCGTTACCGTGACGTCAGGGCTGCCCAGGTGCCCACGGTCTGACAAACCCGGCGCGTGCCCGGGACGTGACAGTGTCGATTGTTCGGATGCGGCGAGGGCTGTGTGGAGGTAGTTATCAATGCCAACCGCCACTTCCACCAGTAACGGCGTGTATTGGTTCGGCGCAGGGATTTGAAACGCGAGCCGCTGGACTCTTTTGCTCATTACGTTTAGCACGTCAAAGGCCTTGTCTCGCTCCGCCTCAAGCCGCGCGTTGTCGGCGAGGGCTGCGTCTCGCTGCTTTGCGATATCGTTCGCGTGGCTCATCACATCCGCAAACTGCACCACTGAATCCCTGATTGCCTTCACTCGCTCCGCCTCGGCGCGGTCTAGGGCGGCGAGGAGGTCGGGAATATCCTGTCTTGCGTGAGCGATGAATGCGGCATCGGCCGGCGTATAGTGCCAGTCAACGCCAGTTGTTTGTGGCCCGTCGACAGAACACCCAAATTCAAATGGATCGTCTGTGAGTGGCTCGCTTTTCCACGGCCCCTTCGTCGCGTTGCGCTCGCGGATGGCGGCTATTTTGGTTGGGTCGGTGGTCATCTAGTCCTGCACCATCCGCCAACCCTCAGGCGTAAATTCCTCCTGTCGCCGAATCTCGTAGCACCCCGGCGCAAGCCGAATCGTCTCGTGCGTGTCGAACGGCCGCTCATGCACCAAGTCGGCATAGCGACCCTCGACCTGCAGGTAGCAAATAAACGGGTCGGCTGATGCGTGCATCGTCACGCGCTTGTCGTGGATTGAGTGGTGATGGCCGGTTTCGCTGTGCGCCACGATGACTTTGCCGTTTCGCTCGACGGCCTTCGTACCGTTCGGTAGTTTCTCGATGCGCCGGATGTAGATGTCGCCTTGCGCTGCGGTCTGCTTAAATTTCTTCACGGTAATCCCCTAGGTCCTGACTTCTGGTTGGTATTCTTCTGGCGAGAGACGGTATGTCCTCGCCACGGCCTCGCGAGCTGTCTTGGTCTTGCTATCGACCGGCAGCGCAAATGTTCTGCCGGTACCGCACACGACTCTAACAAATCGCGTCTTGCCGGCGTCTGGCAATTCGGCTTCGAGCAGCACGCCGAACTCGTCGCGGTGGACTTCCTTCGCGTTGAGCTGCTGCAGGACGCGGTCCCAGCCAAGCAGCTCGGCCAGTGCACGCCGTTGCTCGACGTTACGGTGCGTGAGCACGAGTGACGGGTCTATCGTTGCGCGCTGCTCGACCCACTCGGCGGGAATGCGTACGCCGTGAATTGCATATATGGACCAGCCGTCAGGGTAGGCAACCGCTGGCCCGGCGACGTTATGCAGCAGACCCCGTGCATCTCGCGTGAGTATATTGTGACGCTCGCTTACCCAGCAGATATTTGCGTGCGGAAGCGCCCAGCCTGCCGATTGGGCGAGCGCGGTCAGGCCGCGTAGTTTTTCGGTTTGCTCGGTGAGTCCGTTGGTGCGGAAATAATCGTAGAACGACAGCCATCCGGCGTCGTGCTGGCCGTAGACGCTGTCCCTGACGCTGGCCCCGACGCTGTCCCTGACGCTGTCCCCGACGCTGTCCCTGACGCTGTCCCTGACGCTGGCCCAGACGCTGTCCCCGACGCTGTCCCAGACGCTGTCCCTGACGCTGGCCCAGACGCTGTCCCTGACGCTGTCCCAGACGCTGGCACTGACGCTGGCCCCGACGCTGTCCCTGACGCTGTCCCTGACGCTGTCCCCGACGCTGTCCCAGACGCTGTCCCAGACGCTGGCCCTGACGCTGTCCCAGACGCTG